TAGCTAATCAGTTCAAGTTTGGGAAATCTCCCTTACAAATCACCCACAAAAAGACAGGTACAGCCTTTTATTTCTACGGCGTAGACGATCCAATGAAACTCAAATCACAAAAGATAGCCAAAGGATATGTAATGTCTGTATGGTTTGAGGAATTGGCTGAGTTCGCAGGCCGTGAGGATACTGACATAGTTGAGGATACTTTTATCCGTCAAGAATTGCCAAACGGCAAAGAGGTCAAGGTCTATTTCACATACAACCCTCCACGCAATCCCTATGACTGGATCAATGAGTGGGTGGCTGAGAAAGCTAGTGACCCTACTTACATGATACATCACAGCACCTACCTTGATGACAAGTTAGGTTTTTTGTCTAAGCAGATGAAAGACAAGATAGAACGCTACAAGGAGACAGACCCTGACTACTACAGATGGATGTACTTAGGCGAGGTAATCGGTTTAGGTAATCATGTTTATAACATGAGCTATTTTAAACCACTAGAGAGCTTCCCTGATGATGACAAAGTGATAGGTATATCATTTGCCCTGGATACAGGACACCAACAATCAGCTACAGCCTGTGGAGCTTATGGGCTCACTGCCAAGGGCAATGTTATCTTACTTGATACGTTCTACTATAGTCCAGCTGGCAAGACCATCAAAAAGGCACCTAGTGAGCTCTCTGTGATGATCCATGACTTTATAGACAAGGTCATGAAGACCTACAGAGTGCCTAAACTCAAGATGACCATTGATAGTGCTGAGGGGGCTTTGCGTAACCAGTATTTCAAAGACTATGGTGAGCGCTGGCACCCTGTGGCCAAAAAGAAAAATCAGACTATGATTGATATGGTTATCAGTCTACTAGCTGAGGGGCGTTTCTACTACCTTGACATCCCTG